CGCCGACCCTGCTACAGTCTTCATTAACACCAAGTCGGCCCACTGCCGCCTAGTTATCTGCTGCACCTTGGCCTCGGTAATCGGTATCATGGCCGTTATCTCAGAGTCGTGAGTCGTATCAATAATCCCTAGGTGTGTTTTTACCTGCTCCAAGGTTATCATTCTGATTCCTCGATTGCATCGGAGATCACCTTTTTGGACCATCGCTTATTAATGGTAATCCCAGCCAACTCGGCAAGCTCGATAAGCTCATCTTTTGTATAGCTGTCAATGGTTGCCGGTTGTCGAGTGCATTTTTTGGCATGTATCCGGTAAACTTTATCGCTGTACTCTCCGCCACATATAGGACATCTCATATACCACTCCTCAAATACTTTATAAGATAGCGGGAGCCGAGGCCCCCGCTGTTTAAATTATCCCAAAAGTCTCACGGCAAGCTCAGGATACATAGTTTTGACCCCATAAAGTACGTCAAAACGAATCTGGTTCTTGTCGGTCCCGAAGGCGTAGTCCATGATGATTCTGATACTAAGTCCCCGGTAGTTGAGGACCGCGCTATTAGCCCCGCCCATCGGTGCTTCAAGAGGTGCCATTGCAAGAGCAAAAGCATCCCGGTGAAAACCGAGGTTGGCAACATGCGCATCAGCCGTCACGTCCGGGAAGGTTACAGCGTCAGATGCAAAATCGCCGAAAGCCATCGGAAGAGCAGGGTAGATATTGACTGTCGCAATATCACCTGCTACCGCTGCCGCAGTCTCAGCCGTGACAACAAACTGATAGCCGTCGATAACAAGCAAGTCACCCTTAAATAACTTGGCGGTCGATGAACCGGCAGCGCTCTCAAGTGTGATCGAGGTAGCCCCCGCACCACCGGCCGCAATTATCACGTCTGTGAGGGCCGTATATCCACCGGCAGTATGGGTTTTGATCTGGCCGTCAGAGGCAAGAGTCATACCATAAACCTGCCCAAGGACACCCTGGCGCAGAGCCGCATTAGTACCGGACTTGTCGACCTCAACGATGGAGTCAAGCGCCTGGAACTTAGCCAGTGCATCATAATCCATAACGAGCGCCCGACTATCCATCGGCGCATTGTTATTATTCAGGACTTTGCCAACATTGGCGAGATCAGGAAGATCATCCGGCGTGCTTCCGCTGGTCCCGGTGAAATACGGTATATCAGTGTACAATCCCAGAATATCGCTGTTAACATTCTCGGCGATAGCCGTGACCGCTGGCGCAACAACGATGCGCTCAAAGTCATCGATATTCATAGTCATCTCTTTCGAGGATAACGACCGCGCGACTCCACGCTGTTTATCGAGCGTGACATTTACACTGTTTTCTTTGGTGTCAGAGATATTGCTGCTGATATCCCCGGAAGTGTCAATCGATGTTGCCCGAACAGGTTTGCGTACCTGAATGGTGTCGCCCTGTCGTGCAAAGGTCCCATCATACTCGCCTCTGTAAACCAAAGGCAGCATCGCTGTATTCTCTGCGAGCAACGGGAGTGCCCGTTCTGCAATTAATTCTGCTGTTACGAAACTATTGGTAGCCATATGTGTCTCCTATCTAATTTTTTTAGGTAGGCATACGCCCACCATCATTCTAAAAATGTACCCTTCAGCCGTGACTTTACGTAATCCTCTCCATGAGGACCGTCGTCACCTTCTGGCCGTGGGTCCGCTTCCGGCTTTCCGCCTGAAAACTTCTCCTTGATTTTCTTGTCAAGCGTGCTTGTCCATGCCTCTTTAGCCTTGGTCACGAACGCCTCAAGATACTCGCCTCCGCTCTCGCCCATCTGCACAAACGCATCAACGTCATCCGGTGTTAGCCCTATGTCAGAAATGCCGAGCTCCTGCGCCTTCTTCCGCAGTGACTCACGCCGCTCTGTAGTAGCTTTTTCATTGTCAGCTTTAGCAATCCGCTCCTCAAGCTCACGGATCCGCTTGTCCGCTGGTGTCTCCTCCGGGTTAAGCTCTTTGCGGATCTTGCCGCGCTCTTCTTCGATTAAACCCGGCAATTTTTCAGACATAAACCTTTCATCATGTCTTTCAACCGCCTTACTGATTTCAGCATCAATGATCCGCTTGACCTCTTTGTTTTTAGCAAGATCTGCCGCCCGCTCAGGGGTAACTCTTGTCACATCCTCTACAAGCTCCACACCCTCCTTAACGTCAGCATCGTCCTTGACGTTCGCCTTGATCCACTCAATAAGTTTATCCATTTTTTCCCTCCCAGTTATACCGTCCATTCAGGCTATCCCGAATACACTTTAAACCACGGTTAATCTATAGTATACACCATATATCAATACGTGTAAAGCTATGTGTAAAGTTGTCCATATTTATTTTCTTTTAGTCCCACCTCATCAGCCCAGCTTTTAAACGACTTCATCCCGATTATATCATTCTCCCCAGTCTCTGGGTTACGGGCACGCCTGGTCTCAGGCTCCCAGCCATCAACGATGTCGATAGTCCGCTCGCGGTCGTTAATATCCCATCCCGGCACACCCGAGTTGCCAGGCACAACAACCTTAACTCCTCCCGGATAGGTAAACTCACCGTTATCATCCTCGTACTGTCCGTCTACCTGTGCCGATTGTGGCCGTGTAGAGTCATCAAGGACAGATACTATCATCCTGCGCAAGTTAACGCCCTCGGCCTTTGCGTTCTGTGATGCGGCATAATGCCCGAGGGCACGCGTCCGGTGTGTCTCCGTGAGGATTATCCTGCTGGCATTATTACGTGATATCGCCATGGTGCGCGTGAGGTCGCTTGTTGCCTGCCTAACCGATTTGCCTTGTATCAGAGACTGTACGACTGTATCCTGCACGCGCTTAAGATCTGCGCCTCGGCGTGTCAGCAGGATGTCGCGCAATGTGCTACCGTGCGCCGGTTTATAATTCTTTATATCGCCAAACCTATCGGCGTATTTCCTCTGCAACTCGGTGAAGCGCTCTGATGCACCAGATACCGCCAACTCTACCAGCTCAGTTGGCAAGCGTGTAAAACGGATCTTAACCCCCTGCGCCGTGTTTGCAGCAAGCGATGTTGCGTATTGGCTCGCATAAAAACTATTGGACATTGCAAGCTGTGCTGCCTCATTAACTGCCACCCCGGCACGTCGTGCAGCCTGCAGATATGCCGTGCGCACCTGGCCCTGTAGTTTAGTTAGACGGTCATATTTCATCACCTCCTCGTAATACTTCCCCTCCGGTACCCCATCGAGGACCCTGGCATACAGCTTATCAAGCTCGCCTTGTATCTGATTGCGTGCCTCCCGATAGTGTCGGGTTAACTCTGCGTTAAATGCTTTAACCTTTGCATCTATACTCTCGTCGGTTGCCCGCTGGAAGCGCTCAAGCGTCATCATCCTCAGCCTCCCCTGGTATCTCAAGGGTCATATCGACCTGCTGTGATATCCTCTCAAGCTCCCGCTCCACATCCGGCACTATTGTGTTTGGCAACATTTTCAAAATTGTTTCCTCTGACAAAATACCAAGAAGCTGTTGTGCTATCTGGACCCTGCCAGCCTCGTCTACAGGCAAGTTGCGCTTGTTGTCAATGATAATCTCATAGTCATCAGTCGGATACTGCCTAGCCCCGGCATTGATCCCGGAGCTGATAAGCTCATACCGACCGTTAATACCTTTGTCAAAATATAAATCTATCTGCGCCGCTTTAAACTCTAGCCCCAAGAGTTTATAGGCAAGTGCTACGCCAGAGGAGTTACCAACGAAGTTCTCATCAGAGAAGTCCGGTACTTTAATGGATTTGTGAAACAGCCGTTCAAGACGATCGGCAAGTTGCTGATAAAAAGATGTGATCTTACCCAGGTCCTTCTCAAGATATTCGGGCCACCTATCGAAATCGCCAAGATCATCAATCACATTCATCTCGCGCAGTTTATCAATAAACTCTTTATCCACTTTTTGCGGAAACAGTGCCATCACCGCATTGAAGCGATCCACCTCGTTAACCGAGGATGAAAGGAGTTTGTCCTGCGCATCGATAAGCCCCTTCTCAGCCTCAAAAAATGGTTGTTGCTGCGTGTTTATCGCGTAGATATTAATAGGCACACGCCCGTATGGATGTAACCGTATCCCGCTCTCCGTCCAGGATCCTGATCCATCCCGAGTATAGTCGGTAATATCTACATCTGTGTATACTGATGCCCTTCGGGCAAATAATCGCTCACGGTCGTAGAAACGAACTGCTCCGACCAACTCAGGCTTGAGACTGCCATCATAGACAAGCTCAATCTCATTCTCCGGCACCCTCGCAAACTCAACAGCATCATCATACCAAAACAACTCAAATGCACGGCCGTGCACCAGTGCCTCTTGATATAGCTCAGCGGTGAGTCTATCACTGTCGTTTGCGCTCTCAATCTCGCGCACTAGTTGGATATATGTATCAATACCTGCATCCTGCTGTACGCTGGCGTCTGTACGGATGTTATCAATCTCGACCGTTCTGTAACCCGGCATCGCAGCATAGCCTGCCATATCCTCAACGGCCATCTTAGCAAATGGTATCGCTATCCGATTGTCCGGCTCGCGCCGTTGCTCGCGTGATTCTATCCACGGGTTTCGCCCGTAGAAATAGCTCCGGTTCTGCCGATACACAGCCTGCCGTCGTGCGTTCTGGTCGTGTAATTCTTTCATTGTCTGTTCATTCATAACTCACTCCTTAAATCCCCGGCACGTATGAGAGTTTCGGTGTCCCCTTACTCCTCATCACAGCCTCTAATGCATATCTAAGGCTGTCGATAAGATGATTGTGTTTGTCCTCGAGGACGGGTGTTGGCTCTCCGGTCAACCTATCCAATTTGTAGCTGTAAAGTTTCATTTCATCGATAACGTGTTTGCACCGTGGATGTACGACAATCTCGTTAAAAGACTTGATAAACTCGACTCCATCCTCAACCGATCCCTTGCCTTTCCTCGATTTTCGTATCCTGAAGCCCTGCCGCTTGAGATAGTTGATTGTCTCAGGTCTAGCAGAGTCGGCGGTGATAGTCCAATCGCGCGCACCAGGTATGTGATCGAATAGCTCGCCTGTCTTATCAATATCAACTCTAACACCGTATGCCTCGTAATCAATGTATAACGTCCGGTTGTCTATGTAACAACGTACCAGGGCCGTCGGATCAACGGAGAAGCCCCAGTCGGCACCAAAATAAAACTGCGCATTATCCGGCGTCTCGATAGGCTCAATGCGCCATCTGCCACCAAATACCTGCGCCTGACTTGCCGTACGTGGCTCGCCCTCCCAGATATGCAGATATTTGTCTGTGTCGTGTGCGCGGTCCCACTCCATCTCCCGGCGAAGCACCTCCGGGAACCATGGGTTATCACTGTGATTAACTTTACGCACTATCGCGTCCGCTCTATCGGTCTTAACAAACCGTGT